CGCGGGGCAGGCCATTCTCTACAGCCTCCTGTCCGGTCCCAAGGGCTCGCCCTTCGACCGCGATGTCCAGGTGCCGTACCTGGGCAGCCCCAATGGCTCGGGCTTCGCCGCGAGCGGCAATGCATCGACCGGCGGCTTGTCCAACGGCATCGGCTACGGAGCCAACCTCGTCATCGGCCTGACCGCGCCGGCCAGCATTACTGCCGCCGGCTTCGATGACGACGATACCCTGGGCGTCACGAAGCCCGATGGCACGGCATCGGCCAACAGCACCCTCGTGTACATCGGCGGCGGGCGCAGCGACGCGCCGACCCAGGCCACGGCCGGGGTGGCGGTAGCCAATCCATACACCGCAGGCTTCGGCATCGGTGTGGCTGGCAACGGCGGCAGCCGCGATGCTGGCGCAGGTCCTGCCTTCACTGGCTTCCTTGGCAAGATCGTCACGGCCGCTGGCGCTATCGCGAACGGCACCGTGGTCGAGACTGGCTGGGTCAACCGCTCGGGCGTGACCCTGGCAGTCGGCCAGTCCACTCTCGGAGCGGGATCAGCAGCTACCGTGGCGCCGACTGCGGCGCAGCAACCGCCGCCGGGAGAACCCGAGCCGGAAGGAGCGATCCTGCGCACGGCCCCCGAGGAGGCTGTCGAGGGCGAGGTGGAACCACCCGCGCGGTTGCGGCGCACGAGGTAGCCATGCCGAGCAAGTCGCCGGCACAACGGCGGCTGATGGCCGCCGCTGCCCACAACCCGGCCTTCGCCAAGAAGGCCGGGGTTCCAACTTCCGTAGCCAAGGAATTCAACGCGGCCGACAAGAACAAGGCCACGGTGAAACTGCTGCGGGGGAAGAAGTAGTTGTTCAACCTAGGAGTACAGCGTGCCTGATTCGAAACTTGTAGTCATCACGCCCATCGAGGGCGCCACGGTAGACAACAGCCTACCCGGTAGCGACAGCGGGCGCCGCTGGCCGCGTCCCGACGGCAATCCTCCGTATCCCGATCAGGGCCTGCCTGATGGCGGCAATGTCGGCACTCCCGAGCATCCCATTCAGCTTCCGGCTGCACCCCCGCCCTATCCGAATGTCGGCTTGCCGCCTTCGGTCTGGCCTGGGGTTCCGGTTCACAAGCCTGCTCCTGGCGAGCCGCCCATCTCGTTGCCCCCGGGCTCGGTGTACCCGCCGCTGCCGCCAGCGATCAGCCCCAACGAGAACGTGCTGGCGCTGGTCTGGATCCCGAAGATCGGTTATCGCTGGGTGGTGCTCGGGCCGCTGTTCCATCAGCCGCCGGTAGCCGCGCCGAAAGCGAAGCCGTGATCGGCGGCATGGCCCGTGTGACGCCCACGGGCCATGCTCTACTCTCGGCGTCGCTTGTTTACACGCATAAGGACAACCCAGATGGCCCTCGACGCAGCGCAAGTTGAAGCCTTGCAAAATAGTGGCGGTCCCACCGACTGGACCAAGTTCGACAACGGTCTGCTGCAGCGCGGACCCGGACAGATGCAGTGGCCCGGCCCTGGCGACGACAAGCTGCACGTCAAGTTCTTCATGAAGCCCCGGATCGATCAGGCGGAGTCCGACAGGCAGCAACGCCCGGTCTACAAGGACACTCCGTACATCGAGATGATGATGCCCGGGGAGAAGAACGTGATCATCCGCGAGCCCGTATGGGACCAGCACTTGAAGCGCTTCCCCGCGCAATGGCAGCAGTTCCTGGCCGGCGAGAAGGAGCAAGTGGTCGGCACGCCGCTGAAGGTGGCACCATTCCTGACTGAGTCCCAGGTCGAGGAACTGCTGCACTTCAAGATCCGCACCATCGAGCAGCTTGCCGATCTGGCCGACACCGGCATGAACTTCATGGGCGCCCAGGAGTTGAAGCAGGCGGCCAAGCGGTTCATCGAGAAGACCCGGGGCAACGATGCCCTGCTGGCTCGCATCGAGGCCCTGGAGGCCGAGAACCGCAAGCTGGCGGCGGCCCAAGCCCTGGAGCGCACGGCCAAGGTCGACCCCGACCCGAAGCCACGCCAGAACCAGCCGATGCGGTAAAGGAGCGAGCGCATGCCCTACCAGATGACGAACGAGCAGACGCTGGCGTCTGTCATCCAGACATGCGCCTCGCTTCTGTCTTTGCCCATCCCCACGGCCCCGGCGTCGAGCGCGGACCCCAACATCCAGTTGATGAAGACGGTGGCGAATCTGGCCGCCCTGGAGATGCTCAACGCTTACGAGTGGGGCATGCTCACCAAGCGGGGTGAGATAGATGTGTTCTCGACTATCCCTCCGGGAACCGACGCCACCGAGACTGCCTTCGATCTGCCTGAGGACTTCTACCGGTTCATCGACCAGACGCAGTGGAACGGTGCGATGCGGTTCCCTGCGGTCGGGCCGGTGGCGCCCCAGGGTTGGATGACCTACATGGTCTTCCCGATCAGCGCCAACTTCACGCTGACGTGGCAGATCAGGCAGAACCAGATCTGGTTCCTCAACGCGCCGCCTGTGCCAGGGCAGAAGTTCAAGTTCATGTACCTGTCGCGCTCGCTAGTGCAGGACGCTGATGACCCGACCCTGTTTAAGAACGTGGCCGACAAGGATGGCGACAAGTTCCAGCTTGACGGCGTGCTCATGACTTTGATCACGCGGGTCAAGTGGCTTGAAGCCAAGGGCTTCGACAGCAGCGCGGCAGTACGCGACTTCCTGCTGGCGTTCGATTCGCGCACAGGTGCGCAGAAGGGCGCCAACATCCTGAGCATGGCCCACGGCCGGATGGACTACCCGTACATCGGGATCGGTAACCTGCCTGAGTCTTCACTCTACGGCATGCGCCAAAGCTGATCACTGGTGACGCAATGGCAGTGACGCTCCCCCCAGGCTGGACCATCACCGAGCAGATCGAGATCGTCCCAAGCCCGAATATCGGGACCCCGGCTTATACCGAGTTCGCCCGTAAAACCTTCGTTTGCACCGACCAAGCCGGCCAGTACGTCTGCTCTAGTGGCGCGCTGGAGGATTGCGAGGCCCAGGCCCTGACCATGGCCCAATCGTTCTCTCAGCAACGACCCTACACCACGGCACGCTGATGGCACTCCAGCAACTACCCCATCCGCGCAAGTACATCCCGAGGCGGTCGAGCGCGAGCCAGTCGCACGAGGCATACGCGTTCCCCTCGCCCATCCTGGGCCTCGATACTTCTTCACCGCTGCCTGGGGGCAACCCGCAGACGGCCGTGGTGCTGAACAACCTGATCCCGCGCAACCTGGGTTGCATGCTGCGCGCCGGCTTCAGCCGCTGGGTCAGCAACATGGGCGGCGAGATGCGCTCGCTGCTGCAATTCCACCCGCCGGCTGGGGCGCCCAAGCTGTTCGTCGCCAACGCGGCCGGCCAGATCTACAACGTGTCGACCGCCCAGCCATCGAGCGTCTTGCCGACGCCTGTGTTGACGGTAGCCAGCGCCATCCGGCCCGGGGAGTGGACCACTCTCAATTTCACCACCGACACCGGCATCCACTATCTCGTGGCCGTGAATCCTGGGGGTGGCTACTGGACCTATGACGGTACGACGTGGCTGGAGCACATCGCAGGCACTGGCGTCGGTCAAGTGGACAAGGTGGACCCGAGGACATTCAACTTCGTCATGGTCTACAAGACGCAATTGGTGTTCTCGCAGACTGGCACCAACACCATATGGGCCTTGCCCGGTGGTCAGATAGCTGGCATAGCCTCCGAGTTCGATCTGGGATCCCTGTTCCCCAATGGCGGATCCGTGGCGGCCATCATCAACTGGACCTTTGATGGCAGCGCAGCCGGCGGCCTCGGGACGGCCGGCGGGGGCATGGACAACAAGCTGGTGATCATCAGCACCGAGGGCGACGTGCTGGTGTACTCCACGGGCCAGGAGGGCCTGGAGGGTACAGGCTTCGCCCTGGAAGGCCGCTGGTTCATCGGCCGGGTGCCGGTTGGGCACCGGTTCTTCACCCAGTACAGTGCCGACATCGCAATCATCAGCGAGCGCGGCTTGTCGTTCATGACCGAGTTGATGCGTGGTGAAGGCTTCTACACGCACACCCAGTCTTCGCAGCGGATCAATTCCGCCCTGTCGGTCCAGATCACGGAGACCCTGGACAAGTTCTACTGGGAGGTGCGGTTCCTTCCGCACGAGCAATTGCTGGTCATCAAGGTGCCAGAGTTCCGTGGCACCGAGGACATCCAGTGGGCGTTCGAGGTGAACAACAAAGCCTTCTGCACGCTGCGCGGCTACGCGATGATGACCATCGACACGTTCAATGGCCGCAGCTACGGGGGCGACTACGTGGGCAATGTCTGGCTCCTGTTCGAAGGGGAGTCAGACGGCAAGGTGGACACTCTCCCGGGCAAGGATCTGCAGGGATCGGTGGTCACTTCCTTTCAATCCCTGGGCGAGGGCGTGCGGGTCAAGCGGTTCCTGATGGTCAAGCCGAGCTTCATCGCCAATACGCCCCCAGGCATCCAGGTCCGTTTAAACTCTGAATGGAACCTCCGTCCACCAGAGACTTCTCCGCCATTCCTGCCGCAGGCCGATTCCCTCTGGGACATTGGTCTGTGGGATGCGGCCAAGTGGGCCGGGGCTGCCCTGTCCTACGAAGCCTGGGTGGGTGCGGTCGGCACCGGCCGGTACGGATCCTTGTCGATGCGTGTGCGCGGGGCGGCAGACACGATCTTTGTCGGCTGGCAGGCCGTGGTTGAAGGTGGAGGCATCCTGTGATCCGCGAAGACTTGCTCCACTTCTGCGCCGGCAACAAGGAGGCGGTCGCGTTGATAGAAGGCTTCTGGGGCTTCATGGAAGCCTGGGACGACATCATCGACCGGGATAAGCCACCCGATGACGAAGCCACCAACAAGGCCATCCTGTGGGCTTTGTTCGATCTGCACGACAACGTGTTCTACAAGGCCTTCCCCGGCATCCTGCGCGGAGCGATCCAGCAGGCCGTGGTGTCCTGGCTGACGGCCAACAAGTTCGAATGCAGCGGCAAGCGCGAGCTTGTGGAGCAGGCGTACTTCATGCGCTGCTCCGCCTACGACGTGTTCTCCCTGATCGCCCTACTGGCCGGCGGCCCCGAGAAGCACATGGCGGCGGTCGAGTACTTCCGCTCGCTGGCCCCCGATGACACGCTGGCGTCTTATCTGCGCGAACACCTTGAGGGCGGCGCAAAAAGCCCAAATGAGTTTTTTGCGCCGGCCAAGACTGGAGAGTAATCATGGGATGGCTGTCTAAATCCGCACCGCCTCCGCCTCCGCCTGACTACAAGGCGCAGGCCGAGGCCACGGCCGCAAGCAACCAGTCGGCGCAGACGGCGGCCGACTGGGCCAACC